GTATAATTACGATACTGTCGAATAATTCCCATTCCAACTTCAAACATATTGTTTCCTCCGTCTACATATATAATATAGTGATTGCAGACCCAGAAGTCAACAAAAAAGTGCAGAAAAAAATCCTGCACTTTCAGTGGGTTGTAATTTTTTTACAAACTAATGTCTTCTAGTCCTGCTGCACGTAGTTTGACAATGTTGTTGATTTGAAATTGTTTAGCATCTAATGCTTTAATAAGTCCCATATACTTGTTTCGTATAAGTGCAAACTCATTACAAATATGCTGTTGGTCAACTACGTCTTGTTCACCTTCTGCATATTTGTCCGCATCTCTCGAACTAAGAGCACGGTTATAATGTTCAAGAAACTTTTTGTATTTCTCTGTTTTAATTTTACGTAGTTCGATATTAAGGTATTCTAGTATTGCTTCTATTTCCTGCAACTGATTAAAACGATGTTCAACTATACCAGGCATGTCACGGCTGTGCTTTTCAACGTTGCCTTTTAGACTACATTCTAGTCTTGCTTCGTTTAGTTGTTTTTCGTAATAATCAATTGCAGGGATAATATTAGCAATATCTTTACGGATCTCATTAAACCAATGCATTAGTCCCAGTCATCTTCGTTATATTCATCAAAATTAGTATGTTCAATATAATTGTCACGAAGTACTTTGTCAACTGTTCCATCATAACCAACAAGCTCATCTACACACTCTTCGATATCAATGACATCTTCAAGTACTAGAATAAACTTCTGACAAGCGTCATATTTTTCTTTTGTTGATATGTATGGTTTAATTGCCATCCAAAGATTCATGTACTGTTCAATTTCATCTTCACTCAGTTTCATGTATCGTAGCTTCCTCAGATGTTGTGTGTACGTTATTTAGTTCATCAGCATCAATATCTTCTACTACATTATCAACTTCATGATCATCCCATTGTTTCATAATCATGTCTAGACAACCTTCTTCGTTTGCCTCCCAGGCTTTGCGGAATTTAAGTATTGCTTCGCCTGTTTCTTTATCAATGTATTCTAAACGGTTACCACTTTTCTTTAGTACACCTTTGCCTTCTGCAAGGTCAACAAGACCGCTGTATGGACTCATGCCAGTTTCATAAGGGATTTTAACTTGCACACTTTCAAAAGGTTTACTATAACGTGTTTTCATAACTTTACACGCTGCACGAATACCTTTTACTTCGCTGATCTTGTTACCTAATTCATCTTCTTTTAGTTTAAGTTTACGCATTGCAACAACGATACTTGATGCATAGATAAATCCTTGACCACCACTAATCTTATCATCTGGATCAAACATATCTTGCGATGCGTATGTGTGGTTAGTTGCTACTAGTCCAACATTGTAATCACCAAACATGTTAACACAGTTACGAACAAGTGCTGTAAGTGCTTTGGGTTTACGTCCTAAGTCACCTTTTAGATCACCTTTCTGGAACTGATCTACATCAGTTGGCGTAAGCATCATACCTAGCGAGTCAATTACAAACAATACTTTAGGACGATCTTCTTCGTCTTTGTCTGCATATTGCGATTTGTAGTCTTTCATAAACTCGTTAATAAGTTTAGCCACATCGTCAATCATTGCTACATTTAGTTTGAGTAGTTTATCTTCACTTGTATCAACATCAAGTGCTTGTAGCCATTTTTCATCTAGTGCATTTTCAGTATCAACAAGTACAACATAGATGCCTTGTTTTTGTGCTTCACGCACCAAATTACCACTACAAATAAAACTCTTGCCTGCACCAGATTCGCCAGCGAACACACTTACTTTGCCTAGCGGAATACCGCCGTCAAAACGTCCACTGATAAGTTTGTTTAACGTATAATTTCCTGTTGAAATCCATGTGTCTGGATCTCTAAATCCACTACTAAGTCCAGGTACACTCTTAGTAATGCTTTTGCGAAATTTCGCAATGTCAAAAGGTCTTGCCATAATTATCTCCTGAAATATAGGATAGGGCGACTAGGTGTCGCCCCGCCAGGTTGTTAAGGATTAGTTGCTACGATTGCGAATTGCTGCCAAGATATCTTGTGCGCTTGGCTTCTCGCCTTCTGCTGCTGGAGCAGGTTCTGGTGCTGCAGTTTGTGCAGGCTCTTGCCAACCAGTATCATGTACAGTTTCAGCAACTGGTGCTTCCGTAGCAGGTGCTGGGGCAGGTGCTGGTTGTGGAATGCTCTGTGCCGCAGGCTTAGCCGCTGCATTATTTGGTGCACTGTTTGATGTATCAATTTGTACACCTGCTGGGCGATAAAAATTACCCCAACGTGCAGGATCATACAATTTGCCATCTACACTCGCTTCGAACATTTCACCAAGAATACGAAGTTCTTCTTCGTTAGGCTGCTTAGGAAGATAATCATTTAGATTATACAATCCATGTGTTTCAATCGCACTGCGTTCGTCACTGTTTAGTGAACGCTCACGGCGTGCCCAACCTGAGGTTGAATAATCAGCATATTGTCCTTTAGTGGATTTAGTTAAACGGAAGTCAGTACCTGCTTCATAATCAGTAGGCAATTCTTCAAAGTCACTATCCATAAGTGCACCTTTGATAATTTTAAAGATACTTGGATTAATGATAAAACGACGAATTGGATTTTCAGGAGTTACTTCTTCGTCTAATGAATTCTCAACTACAAATCCTTGAAACACGTAACTGCGCTTTTTCCAGTACTTACGACCCATATCTTCAAGACTCGGATCTTTAAACCATTCACGTACTTCTGACAAAATAGGACAACTTCCTACTGGTCCCCACATTTCGTTACACGGTACATTAACTGTTACACGTCGACTGTCAGGTTGTCCTTCAATACCTGCAAATTCTAGTCTAATCATTTGACGCTCACGCCAAAAGAAAGTATTACTCGTATCTCCATCAGGAAGGAAACGAATTACACTAGTTGAATTTTCTGGGATATTCCAAAATGGAAAGATAGCATTGTCGCCTCCTCCACTTGATTGATGACCGCCTCCACGGGTTTCTTGTGCTTGTAGTTTTGCTCTGATTTCTGCCAATGATGCCATAGTTTTTTCTCCTTATATATGCCTATGTTTTTGCCTAAGTTTGCCTAAATGACAATGTACTTATTGTCACTAATATATGATACATACTATCGTATGTCAACTAAAAAGTTTGTTAACATCGTAACTTTCGAACACAGAGTTGATCTGTTGTTCCCATTCATTACTTTCAGCATGTACTTTTGTCTCACTTACTGTTGGTTGTAGCTTAGGCATCAACGACGTGATTGCACGTGCTGACTTTCCTAGCATAGCATCATCATTGACACTGTCAACCAATTTACTTGCTTCTGCTAGTAAGTTTGACAAATCTCCTTCGCTCTCATCTAGAACGCTAGAGATATACTCCATCACTGCACCCAATTGTGCACGTGCTGAACTATCTTCGAATGTGTGGTTCATGGGATTTTCTGGATCACCCACTAGGTCTGTTCCCTCTTTCATCCACACTGTTTTACTATTCTCAACAACACTTACAAGGTTGTTAATTGTTTCTTGTACTTTTGTATTGTGCTCACGTACTGCTTGCATTTCTTTTACAAGTGCTTGTACGTATGGTAGCGCACCTTCTACATTCTCATCAAAAAATTGTACAGTAAATTTATCTTTAACATCGCTAAAATCATCTTCATCAAGTTGTTCATCTTTTGATTCAAATGCTTCTAGCATTGCAGCATAACTTCTACTGCCTTTCATTTTGTTAAGTGTTTCACGAATGTTTGATATACGTGAAACTACAGCTTCAACAATGTCTGCTGTATCTTCATTAACTAGTCCATTCTTTTCACTATAACGTTTAAACTCTTTAAGTTTCTTTAATTCGTTGCACTGTTCAACAATATGCTTACCAAAGTCATCATATGGCGTTCCGCCTTCTTTAACATGACGCAACATAGCTCTACCACCCGATAAGTTGTTACTTGGAAATCTGTAACGCTCACCTTCAGCATTTTCAATATAAATTGCTTGGATATTACGACTACGTGATCCACGCTGTTCTTCATTGACTGGTTTGTTATGTTTAATTACTAATCTTGCGCTTTCTAGTTTCTGATAACTACTTTTTGTGCTACCATATGCTGCGCCAATTGCTTCGTTTACTGCGTTCATGTCTCTTACCTTTTGTGCTTGATAATCGAAATCCTTTGGTTCTATTTGTTTGCTATATTGTTTTAACGTATATTCAATAATACTACGATTAGCCAAATTTTTGATTTGATATAAAGTGTCTTTAAGATCTGCATATTCAACACCTTGACCAAGACTTACTTTAACTTCACGACGGTTGTCAGTTTCATCTAAACTTACCATTGTGCCGGTGTCGATTAAGAAGAATCGTCTAGCTTCTGAAGGATCAACAGTGTCAGCCCCTTCATCAGTGTATAATTTTAATTCGTGTCCGTTGCCTTTGAGTATCTTAAACATCTTTTCTGCAACATATTCTGAACTCAACATCTCTTAAACTTTCTTTGTTATAATACTATTTATACTAGAAACGTAAAAGGCATAGGCGCCAAATCTTCTTCGTCACTAAAACTATCCTTTAGCTCGTTATATGCTGCTTCGTCATACTGCGCCACTTGTTGTGCAATACGTACAACTAACAATGCTGCCATAACAAGATCATCAGTTTCACCGTCTTTTGCTGCATATGCTGCTCCACGTGCAATAAAGGTTTTAACTTCACGCAACAATGCATTACTAGCAATTTCCATTTTGTCAGTTTCAACCCAGTTCTTAAACTTACTACATGCTGCTAATTTACTCTTGTTTGTTGTAGTAAATCCACGTCTATATGTTCTAGAAGATCCTGCTTTACGTGCCTCACTAATAAACGTACCAGGAATATTGTCTTCACCCATTTCGTTAATAGCAACCAATGCTGCTTCTCCAAGTGTGTTGTTTTCTACACTCCAGTATATTTCACTTTCAGGCGCCTGATCTTGAACTTCCTGTAACATTCCACGTAGAATACGTATTTGTTCTTGTACTGGTGTTTTATTATGCATCCATTCACCAACTTGTCTCATACCAGGAAGTTCATATATCTGTATCGCAGCATTGTCACCACCTGTTCCTAAACTAGGATCAAGTCCAGCAAGATAAGTTTTTCCTTTTTGTATAGGCCTATACCAACGTACTTGTGCTGTTTTACGATATACATCTTTACTTTCCATTAATGTTAGTTTCAAACTATCAATAAGTGTTTCGTCAAACGCAATAAATTCGTTTAAGTGTTCACGACGGAAACGTTCTTCTCCAATCTTGCCTTGTTCTTCATCTGCCCATACTTGGTCTCTGTCTGGGTGTGCTGTCCAATCTGCACTATAAGCCTTAAAACCGTTCTTCCCCGTTTCTTTTTCATTTCCAAATTCATCTTGAGTTTTGTTTGCTTCTCTCCAAATTTGTGCAAATTGGTCATCGTCTTGGTTTGGCGTACTTGTAATAATACACTTACCACCTGTACTAAGTGTTGGGCTAAGTGAAGTCCAGAACTCTCTGGCAATAGTAGGACGAACGAATGCAAATTCGTCCAAGTACGCTAATGAAATACTTAAACCACGTCCAGTATTTTCTGTTGTTGCTTGAGCAATAATACGTGAGCCATTGTCAAACTCTAAACTGCCTTTATTATAAGCAGTCACACCCGCACGTATAAAGTCAGGTAACAACTCATATGCAAAACGTATACGTTGCATAATTTCTTGAGCACCACTATATTTGTGTGCAGCAATAAGAATAGTTTGATCAGAAACAAACATTGCATACCACAATAGATATGCTGCAGCCGCAGTAGACTTGCCCATTTGTCTACTAATAAGTGCAATACTGTATTTGTGATTATGATACGCATCTAACAGCCCACGCTGAAAATCAAACAAATCAAATCTCATTCGCCCTTTTGTAGGGTGCTGAATCCAACAATACTCAGTAATAAAGTACTGTGGATCCATTGTACACCTAGCAAGTTCTTGTATCTGCTCTGCAGTGTACTTTTCTTTTTTATATGGGGTTTTAGTTAGTTTTGTATCTACTGACATACTAATACTTATCATTTAAAAAAGGGACTACATTTTTTATAAATGCAGTCCCTAATGTAAACCTTATTGCCTGATATTAAGGTTATGTTTTAACTCTTATAAACCTGCTAATTTTTTAAGATAATTTACATCATCATCTAATTTGTGTGCTGTGGTTTTGTTCATTGTAGTTTTGTGTGTTTTACCACCAAACTCAAAACTGTCTTTGCCTGCACGAGCCGCCGCTGCCGCCGCTTGGTTAAATGCATTTTCATCAACCGCTGCTTCGTCCATATCCATTTCGTGATGTCTACGATAATCTGAAACGAAGTCTTCAATTTGATCTACGTCTAAGTAACGTGCTAGTTCGTCTAGAACTGCTTCTGCACCATGTGCGTCGATTAAGTCATATAGTGGTGCCGCAGCATCTCCTACTGCTTCGTTAACTGCCGTTGCCATTTCTTTACAATCACTGCATCTACCGTGACCTTTGTAAACATCCATAATAGGTGCGCCACAGCAATTACTTACCTTGCCGTGTTCATATTCGTCCCCTGGTGAGTATGCTTCTTTTGTGTTATTCATTTCTGATTCCCCTAGTTCATCACAGCGTGACATGATTTCACGTGCTACTCTATCACGAACATCTGTATCATCTGCTTCTTCAAAATCTGTCATTTCTGCTAAGTCCATTAGCATTCGTTGTGCTGCATCAACTGCACCCATTGCATCAACAGTACCACGTTTTACCATTTCACACGCATCGTTAACAATCTCTTCGACTTCAGCATCGCCTTCTGGAGTAAACATTCCGTATTCCATATTGCTAGAATATTTTCCAGCTGCTGGGTTATAGTCTGGTGCACCAGCTTCTTGTAAATAATCTTTGAATGTTTTACTCATTGTTATAGTCCTGCTAGTTTTTTAAGATAATCAACTGATTCGTCAGCTTTCTTTTTATCTTCTGTTGACTCATTTGTTTTGCATGAGCAGTCTGCTGAACAATCACATGGGTCATTTCCACAACATCCACATGATGCTTCTACTACTTTTGTTGATTCGTAATATTCATCTGCCATTTCTTTGCCATACTTTTTAGCAAACTTAGCTTTTGTCATTGTTTCTGAATCATGAATTACTAAATCTTTCATACGACCTTCATTTGTTTTTTTCTTTTTATATGAACCATATGCTTCA